CTGCGGGGGTGGGTGCTGCAATGACTGGTCGTGGAGCGGATTTATTGATCATTGATGATCCGCACTCGGAACAAGATGCACTGTCCACGGTTGCTTATGATAATACATACGAATGGTATACTTCTGGACCAAGACAGAGACTTCAACCGGGGGGTACCATCATTATTGTGCAGACAAGATGGTCTAAGAAAGACCTCACGGGGCGATTAGTACAGAATATGGCAATGGACAATATGTCCGATCAATGGGAGGTTATAGAATTTCCAGCTATACTTCCAAACGATAAACCATTATGGCCCGAGTTTTGGGAAACGGATGAACTATTAAAGGTCAAGGCTTCACTGTCCCCGGTCAAGTGGAACGCACAGTGGCAACAAAATCCAACCTCGGAAGCCGTTGCAATGATCAAGAGAGATTGGTGGCAACCTTGGGAAAGAAAAGATACGCCAAGATTAGATTATATAGTGCAGAGTTATGATACGGCTTACAGTAAAAAAGAGACTGCCGACTATAGTGCTATTACAACTTGGGGTGTGTTTGAGCCGAAAGAAGATGGTGATCAGCATTTGATAATGTTGGATGCGAAGAAGGGTCGATGGAGTTTTCCAGAATTAAAGGAAGTGGCATTAGAAGAAAATGAATATTGGGAACCAGATTTAATGCTAATTGAGGCGAAGGCATCTGGTCAACCGTTGGCTGATGAACTAAGATTATTAAATCTTCCCGTTACTACGTTTAGTCCTGGCAGACGAAAAGGTGGTGGGGGTGTTGATAAAACTATGAGGATGCATATCGTATCGCCTATTTTCGAATCGGGCAAAGTATGGTATCCTGAAGGAGAGAAATTTGCAGAAGATGTTATTGAAGAAGTTGCATCTTTTCCATTTGGCGATCATGATGACTATTGTGATAGTATGACAATGGCGGTCATGCGTTTTAGGCAAGGCGGGTTTATCGATTTAAAAGGCGAAGAGATTCCAGAGAACTGGTATCCAAGACGAGCAAGGGAATATTACTAATGTCAGATGATAGAAAAAGATTACAAGCTGAATTTATTGCTGTAAAAAAAGCACAACAGAAAGCTAAAAACAATCCTAAAAAGAATTTGACAACAAATCAAAAAAAATTCTTGAGAGCAAAGAGTGATAGGGAGTTAAGCCGTATACAAGATTTAATGGAAAAAGAGGATAGAAAAAATCCTGGTCCTCCTATGAAAAAATCTGAAGCAGATAAAAAAGAAAAAGAAACACGACAGATAAGAGAAGGAACGATCAAAGATAAAATACCGGGTATTGGTAACATTACTAGAAAAAATGCACCGTCATCTGTAAAGAAGGAAAGAGAAACAGATCTTCAAAGGCTAGAGAGAATCAAGAAGTCTCAAGCACAAGACGATGCTGATTTTAAAAAGAAACAAGAACAATCCAACGTAAAGAAAACTAGTGGTAAAGCAACAGGCACCTCTCCAACTGCCGGTAGAAATATAAGATCTAAACACTTCATTGGTAAGAAGCTCAACATGGGTGGAGCCATAATGAAGAACCGTGGTGGAATGTTCAAAGGAACTTACTAATGTCAGACGAAGCAGATAGAAGAAGAGCTTATGCAGAGTTAGCGGGGAGAGGGCAACCAGTACCCGGTAAAAACTTTGGTAAAATTACACCATCGACCAAGGGACCACTTAACCTAAAAAAGAACCCACCAGTTAAACAACTTGATCTATTTAAGAAAAAGCTTGGTGGTTATACTGTTACTAATAAATTTTCTGATAGAATGCTTCCAGAGAAAAAAAGAACAACAAGGATTACTTAATGGCTCAAGAACCACAAGGTTTAGGAAAGACTCTAAGCGATTTAAAAAAAATAGGAAAAGGTGTTGTTGTAGGTGAAACCTTTGATTTAGCGGGTGCTCCCGCAGATCTTGCCGATGCTTTCTTTTCTATACGAAAGTCCTTGTTTCCTGGATCGGATTTAGGTGAAGCCAAAGCAGCAGAAGAGTTAGCCAAGGGTATTGGTTCGGAAGCCTTGATAAAAAAAGCGGGAGTCGATATTCCAGAGTTTGGTTTTAATCTTGAGAGTGCGGGTAGAGTTGCCGCTCCTGGGTTACTGTTAACAAAAGGTGCAGCAGGCGTAAAACTTTTATCTAAGCTCATGGACGGTGGTCCACCATCCAGTAGTTTTGCTATGGCAGGAATTGATGGTGGTTCAATACCACCCGTTCCACGAACCAGTGCTGAGATATTAATGTCGGAGAATGCTAATTTACCAGCTATTATCAAGCCTAAATATGATCCTGGGAAAAAGTATTTACCAAAAGAAGAAGTAGATTATCAAGCTTCACTGGCAGTTGGTGCAGATGAATCACAACAAAAAGAAATTTTCTCACCTTTGGTTTTAGAGATAAATCAAATAATGGGTAAGAAACCAAAGAGAGCCGATGAGATACTTGATGCGTTAAAAGCAAGAGATAAAAAAGCAAGGATAGGATTTGACGGAGGCGATTTAGTTGAGTCTGGTCTTAGAGATTATTTGGAGCAGTTTCCAGATAAAATGCTTAACAAAGAAGATTTGTTAAAAGTTCACAGACAATTTAAACAAAACGTAAAAACAGATGTAATTCTTAAAACTTCGCCTAATGCTTCTGGCACATCTTTTTATGAAGGAACACAAAGAATACCAAATGCTCAAAAGACTCAAAGAGATTTTGGAGTGATGATTTTTTCTGATCCTAATGAGAAAAAGATGGCAGATAAGGTTTCTCCCGACTTTATGATTAAAGATGACAAAGAAATGAAGGGCACAAGAAGTCACGACTATTATGATAATAAGAGCCCTGGGTATTTTGGGCATGTTAGATTTAGTATTCAAACACGAGAAGATGGTAAGAAGTTTTTAATGCTTGAAGAAATACAATCTGATTTAATTAGAAGAAAAGAAGATTTAAGAAAAGGTCAAACAACAAATCGAGAATACGGAGCGACTGTAGCTAATCCTAAACCCGTCACCAGAAAAGATAGAGACTTTAATATTCTGACTATGGATGAAAAGATGAGGCTTGAGAAGCTTAGTGATATAGATAAGCAACAAGACTTTTCTATAGCCGACTTTTTTGATATGAGATTAGAGCAACAGAAGAAAGTAGATGTTGCAGGCGATGAATTAAATTTAGCTACGTCTGAAAAAATTTCAAATAAAGATTCATTAGACGCAGCAACAGAAGGTATAGTTTATTTAGAAAAAAGAGCTAATGAAGAATCAGCTGCTTTGCGACAATTTAAAGAGTTAATACCTGATCTTGAGACTTTATTTGGAAATCAAGAGATGGGACAACCCGCTAGTTGGGACAGTTGGTCTACAAAACTAAAAAGAGGTATGAATGATTACACAGAACTTAGAGATCGATTTAACATTGGAGCGAGTCCAGAACGACAAAGAGCTTTTGTTGATACAGTTAGAGATCGTACAAGGATAAGTCCCAACACCACAGAAGAAATAATGACTTTAAACATAGGAGAATTGGCTGAACCTTTAAGTAAGTTTGGTAAAAAGAACTATTTAGCTTTTGATAATATGGAAGACATGAGTGATTTTAAGTTAATTGAAAACTATGATGATGGTACTTTTAATTTTTTTGAAAAATTTGAAGTTCTAAAAGATGCTGCGGAAGATTTTAATTCTATGGAAGGTGTAAATAAAGTTTATAAGCAGATGGCTAATATATTAAAAAATGAAACTTTAAATAAAAAAGCACTAGATTATATGGATAGACAATTTCCAATTGATTTAATGAATGATCCTAAATTTCAAAAAGTTATAGATCAACTTGATTTCGATGATATAAAAGCAAGAGTTGAGGGTGATTTATTCGAAACACAAGGTGAGACTTTGTTGGCTGATTTATTGGAAATAAACAATGTTCCCTTAGACAAAATAGCAAGTAAGCTCGTGGACGAAGTAACACAAGAAATAGGTTTTATTCCACAATTCGATAGAAGTACGTTTCAAGTACAACAAAGGTACGAAAAGGCATATAGAGAAATGTCTCCAGAAAATTTTGCAAATTTAAAAAGAGAAAAAGCCATAAAAGATATTTCAAATCGTGCATCAGAATACTACTATGGTGTTGAAGCGGATGCTTTCAAAGGAGCTCAAGAAGGAGCTCTTGATAAATTACAAGAAGCTTTTAATAAGTCAGAGAAAATTGCTTCATCTAAAAAGAAAGTTTTTGACGATGCTCTAGTTAAATTAAATGAGGATTTTACTCCAGAAAAAGCAGAACAAGAAATAAAAGCTTTGGCTAATTTATCTAACGATCCTAAACTAAAAGAGACTGCTGAAAGATTTTCAGATCATATACAAGGAATAAATCCTTACTCACACAATGCTCCTTTCAGAGACATGAATCAATTCTCTAAGTTCGCTTTCAGATCAGCAATAGCCGAAGCAAAGAAGCTAGGATTAGATGGTGTTGTAATGCCTAACAAAGCTGATTTTGATGCTGCTCGAGGAGGGGCTGAAGTTGGAAAAGGTACTTATTCCACCAACCCTAAAAAAGTTATGGATGAGTTAGCAAAAGAAGGCGTAAATATTAGTACTCAAGATTTTATTACTAAAGTTGCTAATCCAGGATCAGGTATTGATACTGCAAAGATAGGCAACGAACCTATGACTTTTATTGATTTAGGCACTGGCACTAAAGGAGAAGAAGTTGCCAAGAGATCAAGAACATTGTATAAAACAGGTGGGCAAGTAGACCTTAGAAAGGCTGGATAATGGCGATTGAACCAAGACAAATAGCAGGAATGGTAGAAGGATCAATGGGAGCAGGGGGTCAGATGATGCCCGAAGAAGATAGCCTTCAGATTGAATTACCAGAGATTGTTGAAGAATTACCAGAAGGTATAGAACTAGCAGATGAAGAGGCAGTAGAAGTTGAAACCGAAGAATATAGACATGATGCCAATCTCGCAGAGGTTCTTGACGATGACATTCTTGGAGAACTATCATCTGATATACAAGCTAAGTTTCGTGAGGACTTAGAGTCCAGAGAAGATTGGGAAGAAGCTATATCAAAAGGATTAGGGCTACTTGGTATAAATTACGAAGATCGAAGTGAACCCTTCTTAGGAGCAAGTGGTGTAACACATCCTTTACTGTCTGAAGCCGTAACACAGTTTCAAGCACAGTCTTACAAAGAGATGTTACCAAGTGGAGGACCAGTAAAGACTCAAGTTCTTGGAACACCAACACAAGAAACTGAAGCACAAGCTCAGCGTGTAGAAGACTTCATGAATTATCAGATTACTGAAATCATGGAAGAGTATGACCCAGACACAGATCAAATGTTATTTTACTTGCCGTTGACGGGTTCTACATTTAAAAAGATTTACTTTGATGAAACCAAACAGAGAGCCGTTTCTAAGTTTGTTCCAGCAGAAGATATGGTTGTTCCGTACTCAGCTTCTGATTTAAGAACAACAGAAAGGGTTACACATGTAGTTAGAATGTCATATAATGATATTCGCAAGCTACAAATAGCAGGAGTATACAGAGATGTTGAACTATCTGAAACAAACGATGGCGAAGATGAAGGAGCTATCAAAGAGCGTTCTGATGAGCTGTTGGGATTACGTCCAAACTATTCTGATGACTCTTACACCTTGTTGGAATGCCACATGGACTTGGATTTGGAAGGTTTTGAAGACAAGGATATGGAGGGGAATTCTTCGGGTATTATGTTGCCTTATATTGTTACCCTTGATCAAGGTTCTGGAAAAGTGCTATCGATTTCTAGAAACTTTAGAGAACAAGACCCATTAAAAAGAAAAAGACAATATTTTACTCATTTCAAATTTTTACCGGGATTTGGTTTTTATGGACTTGGTTTATTACACACAATCGGTGGTCTGTCTCGTGCAGCCACATCAATTTTAAGGCAGTTAATTGATGCAGGTACGCTCTCTAATCTTCCGGCTGGCTTTAAATCTCGTGGTGTTCGCATTCGTAATGATGATGAGCCTCTTAATCCTGGGGAGTTTAGGGACATCGATGTCCCAGGCGGAGATCTCAAGAACTCAATCATCCCATTGCCATATAAAGAGCCATCAGCCACACTAGCTAATCTTTTAGGTGTAGTCGTTGACTCTGGTAGACGTTTTGCACAAGTTGCAGACGCAAAAACAGCTGATGTTAACTCGCAAGCTCCCGTTGGAACGACAGTAGCCTTGATAGAACAAGGCTCAAAGATCATTTCAAGCATACATAAGCGTCTACATTACGCTCAAAAGCAAGAATTTCGCATGTTAGCCGAGATTTTTGCCGAAAATCCAGTTCCATATCCTTATTTTGTTGGAAATGTACCTCCAGAGACGATGCAAGCCGACTTTGATGGTCGTGTGGACATACTTCCGGTGTCAGATCCGAACATTTTCTCTATGGCACAGCGATTATCACTGGCTCAAACACAACTACAACTGGCTCAAGCCGCTCCAGAGATACATAATGTAAATGAAGCGTATAGACGTATGTATGATGCATTAGATATCAAGAATATTGAGGCTATTTTACCTCCGAAGCCTCAACCTAAACCAGTTGATCCAGCGACAGAGAACGGAAATGCTATGAAAAACATGCCATTACAAGCATTTCCAGAGCAAGATCATGAAGCTCATGTTAGAGCACATATATCCATGTTATCTAGTCAAACATCGCAAGCAAACCCACAAGGTTACATCATGTTACAAGCACATGTACAAGAACATGTGGGTATGATGGCTAGAGATCAGGTAACAACATACTTTCAAAAGGCGATGCAACAAGCTCAAATGGCGGGACAACAAGTTCCTCAAATGGATCCATCAGCCGTTGAAGCGGCAATCGCTCAACAAGTTGGTGAGATTCTAAATGAGTTAATGCCTGCTCTAGCTCCACCAACACCAGAAGATCCGTTGGTAGAAATTAGAAAGAAAGAGCTAGAAAACGATACTGCCGAGCTAGAACGTAAGACAATGAACGATCAAATGGATTTTGCGATTGATCAAGCCAAATTACAACAAGCTTATGAGTTAGCTCAACAAAGACAAGCTCTACAAGAGAATATTGCCGATGATAGGAACGATGTGAACATCTATCGTATTAATACTGCGGCATCTTTGAAAGGTAAGTAACCTATGATATAATCTGGATATGGATCCAGTAACTATATCATTAGCCGTTGGCGTGGCATCAAAAGCTTTTAGTGCAATCAAACAAGGATTTGCCGTTGGTCGTGACATTGAACAAATGTCGGGGGACATTGGACGTTGGATGGGAGCTATATCAGATGTTGATCATGCAGAAAAACAAGCCAAGAATCCTCCCTTGTTTGGAAAACTTTTTAAAGCAGGTTCTATTGAGGAGGCGGCAATGGCTGCGTACGCTGCAAAAAAGAAACTTGAGGAACAGAGATACGAACTCAAGATGTTTTTGAATTTAACTCATGGACCACAAGCCTACGATGAACTTCTACAGATGGAAGGTCAGATCAGAAAACAGCGTCAACAAACAGTTTACAAACAACAACAGATGAGACGACAGATAGGTGAGGGTATTGCTTGGTTGTTTCTTGCTTTAGTGATGGGTGGTTTCTTATTATTATTAGCGAGTTTATTCTCTAGTAAGGCATATGGTAATAATTATACATATGTGCCAAAGCCATACACGAAACAACAACTACAGAATCAAGGTAAGATTGAGAAAAAAAAGTATACAACATGTCGTTTAAAAAAAAGAATAAAATCTAAAACGGGACAGATGGCTTGTATTTATATAGGTAATAATAAAACATATGAGTTAATGATTGAGAGTTGGTGCCCAAAGCAATACAAATGTCGGTATAACCCGTGGGGAAAAGAACCGAATATCGATGATGTCATTGATTCTTTAAATAATGCAACGAAAGGTAAATAAATGGAAAATATGGTATTAGATGCGTGGAATGATTTATCGTACCTAGAAGGTATACTGTTTACATTTTGGCTTTTTATCTTATACTATGGTAAATGTTGGATAGATTCGAGATTTAAATGAGTTTTAATTTTGAGACATTTCTTAAATGGAAGATTCTGCCGAGGTTTATGATGCTTGCCAGTACTATAATGTCATGGCGTTGTGCAGAATGGTTTATGAATTTAGATAACCCAACAATGCAACAATCAGCGTTTGTGTCTGTTGTGATGGGTGTTATGACAGGTATCTTTGGTATATGGATGGGTCATGAGAATAAATAAAAGGAATATAAAATGTTAACAGCATTAATAGGTCCAGTAAGTAATCTTCTTGGCAAGTTTATAGAAGACAAAGACATGAAGAACAAGTTGGCACATGAAGTGGCAACGATGGCTGAGAATCATGCACAAGAATTAGCTAAAGGTCAGCTAGATATAAACAAGGCAGAAGCGAAGCATAGATCTATTTTTGTTGCCGGATGGCGACCCTTTATTGGTTGGACATGCGGTGTTGCCCTATGTTGGCATTTTGTCTTAGCACCTGTTACTATGTTTATATGTGCTTATTTAGATGTTATTATACCAGAATTACCTACGTTTGATATGGGCTCATTAATGACTGTATTGATGGGGATGCTCGGATTGGGCGGTTTGAGGTCATTTGAAAAGTACAAAGGATTGACAAAATAATGGTTAGAGTAAAACAATTCGCAGATGATTTAGGTATAAGTAAAAATCAAGCTAAGAACTTAATTAACAAAGGTCGAAGTCGCAAGGACGGAGGATCGCAAATCTTGGAGAGTGTAATGAAGAAACCAGTTTATGCTAAAAATGGTAAGGCTAATGTAGTAAAGCCAAAGAAAAAACCAAATAGAATGTTTAGCAATGATGCAGAAGCAGCGAAGAAGAACACTGTTAATAAATTAAAAACTATGGGTGTTTTACCAAGAAAAGACAATACAACAAAAGATAAGACTGAATCTTTAGATAAAGAATTTAGTAGAAAGGTTTTCGAAGCAAATCAAAAAGCTATGAAAGAAGCGGGCGAGACAAGAAAAAAAGCTAACCCAATATCTAAACGAAAAGCAGGTGGTCAAGAAAACTTTGGTATGTTAAGTGTTAAAGCTGGTATTGATAAAAATCCGAATGCAACACAAGCAGATAGAATAGCAGGAGCCACTAAAAATCTTCGTGGTGGTGGCATGGCGATACAAGGACTAGGATTCAGAGGAGTCAAGTAAGTGGCTATAGATGATTTTGATGCTGACTTAGCCGATGTAACCGAAGACGGATACGACACGAATTTAGATGCTTTCGGTCCAGGAAGTGGTCGTGGTGAGGACGTTGGTTATCGTGGAACTGGCGAAGGCACTTATGATGCAGGTTCAGATTCTTATTATATGCCTTCAAGAAGTAATATAATAAACTCTGATAACTATGATGTCGGTTTTGCGATGAATGATCAGTTATCAAGAGGTTTATCTGGAGATGTTTTCGATCCTGCTAAAGTACAACAATATAATCAAATAGCTGCAGGTTTTAGTTCTGAGCCTCTTAATATTTCAAATCAACAAATAATGAACAATTCAGCCATGTTACGAGAACAGGGTAAAGGCTTAGAAGATATAAGAATTGATTTTGTAAAAGAATTAGGATCAAAAGAAGGTAATGCAGCTTTTGGTAATTTTTTAAGTGGTGCTTTTAATGTAAGTAAAATGGGGCCTTATTCTGATCCCATGAAAACATCAGATATAGGTGCTTTTGGTGTTGGTTTATCTAGCTTAATGGGAGACAAGACAGCAAATTATCCTATGAATAATTATGATCTCGTAGACTTAGCTATGAAACAAGGAAATTTTGCTTTGTCTGGAAGAGATCCTAGTGAGTTTGGATCACTAGGAGGCATAGCTAATCAGTTTGGCAGAGATGTTTCCGCTGGAGCAAAACAAGTTACGAATCAATTATTATCTTTAGCTGATGGTGCTATGAGTTATCTTAGCAATCAAGGTAAAGCTGGTGATACAGTTGAGAATATAGTTGCAGAACAAAGAGGAAAAGAAATAGCTCAGTTAGAAAAAGAAAGACTAGAACAAGGACTCAACAAAGATTTTAAAACTAGTACTTTTCCCAGTATAACTAAAACTAATTTAGATCCAGCATTTGTAAATTTACCACCAGATCCAGTGATGGTAAACCAAATACAAAGAGACATAGCAAAGAGCAGAGGTATATTTGATCTTCCGCAAGCGGCTGATCTTCAAAACCAACAAATAGCTGCAGGAACTAATGCAGGAAAAACATTAAATCCAGAACTGCCAGTTTCGTTTCCTTATGGAAGAAGTGGCGGTTATAACATGAGTGTTTTATCATCTAGAGGTGATGCAGCAAAACCTAACCCAATACAAGGACCACCTAATCCTTTCGTTAATGATATAGTTTCTCCTATTTCAAGACCTTTTGCGACCACTGATGAAGTTGCTCTTCAAAGAGGAACAGATGGATATTATTTTGCCAATGCAAGTAATAGAAAGTTAGATATTCCAGAACGTATATCTAATTTTACATTCCCTACTTTGACAGAGGCTCAAGTTAGGGCATCAGATGATGCAGGATATTCATTTGAACCTACAACTAATCTAGCCACTCTTGGATTACAAAGAGATAATACAGAATTCATTGAAAAAGCAAATTTACCGCCCGAACTACAAGGAATAGTAGGTTTGAATACAGACTTAGATTATGGACAAACTACTCCTTTAAGTGTGCTACTAGAAAATACACCTCTAGCTGTAACAGCAAGAAATAGAGCTTTAAAAAAAGAACAAGAAAAAAAAGACAAGGAAATAGCAGAAGCAGAAGCTTTTAGAAAATTTAGAGCATCATTATCACCATCCACACGAATAGGAGGTGGTTATGGAGGGGTTAATGAACCTGTGCGTCCAAACTATAGTAGTAGTTTTACTCCAAGTTTACCTCCTTTATATTAGAAAGATAGTTAATGTACATAACCGATTTCCTACAAAAGTATAAAAAAGACTTACAGACCAGAGTGGATGATATAAGTATTTCCTTGACCAGTGGCAGTGCATCTGATATTGGTCATTATAAAGCAATGGTAGGTGAGATACAGGGACTAACCTATGCGTTGGAACATATACAAACCCTGCTAAAAAAGGTGGATGATGAGTCTAATAGTACCTGAGTACGTTCTTGCACAAAGGAACGCTAAGAAAAAAGCCGAAGAAGAAGCAAAAAAATTAAACTTAACACAAAGAATACCACAGCCCACAGGGTGGAGAATATTAGTTATGCCTTATATGGGCAAGGAAAAGACTGATGGTGGTATTTATGTCCCAGATCCAGTAAGAGAAAGAGAAGCACGAGCGACAGTTACAGCATATGTAGCTAAAGTCGGGCCTCTTGCTTATAAAGATATAGACAAATTTGGAGAAGACGGAGCTTGGTGTAAGGAGGGCGATTGGGTTTGTATTGGTCGCTATGCTGGTTCTAGATTTCAAATAGAGGGTGGAGAAGTTAGAATAATCAATGACGATGAAGTCATTGCAACCATTGTCGATCCTGACGACATCAAAACATACGGAGCTTAGTATGCAAGAAGAAAAACTAAAAGTAGAAGAAGTAGAAGAAGAGGGTCAAGAGATTGAGCTTTTAGAAGACGGAGCTTCTGAAGAAACCCCTGTAGTAGAAACAAAACAAGAAGAAAAAGCTGAAGAACCAGCTAAAGAAGAATCTGACGAATTAGAGAATTATTCTGATTCAGTCAAAAAAAGAATATCTAAACTAACAAGTAAGTTTAGGGAAGAAGAAAGACAACGTAACGAAGCAATTAAATTTGCTGAGTCTGTCAAAAAACAAAATGAAGAATTACAGGCAAAATTAAATAAGTTAGACACTACTTATGTTGGGGAGTTTGATACAAGAGTACAATCTCAATCTCTAGCTGCAAAAGAAGCGTACAGAAAAGCTGTAGAAGAAAATGATGTTGATGCAATGTATGATGCACAACAAAATATTTCTAGAATTGCGTTAGAAGAAGCAAGACTTGCTCAGATAAAAGCTCAAAGAGAAGAAGCTGTTAAAGAAGCAGAAGGTAAAGCTGTACAACCAGAACAAACTCAAGTTCAACAAACTCCACCAAAGCCGGATCCTAAAGCAGAAGATTGGGCAAGTAAGAACACATGGTTTGGATCAGATCAGACTATGACTTATGCAGCTTTTGGGTTACATAAGCAATTAATTGAGGATGAAGGGTTTGACGCAACATCCGATGAGTATTATACTGAACTAGATAATAGAATTAGATCAGAGTTTCCGCATAAATTTGCTGAGGCTCCGAAAAAATCTAAT